GAGAGCTGACTCAGGAGAGACGTAAACTAACAGTCCAGAGAACCAAGGTTAAGAGACAGGAAGCCCAGCTTAGCAATAAGAAGGAAAAGCTGTTTCGTCGCTATGGCAAGGTTAGAGACAAGGGTGAAATCCAGGTTATTAAACTTGTAGAGACCTCAACTCCTACTCCTGTTGAACCAGTAGTCTCCTATGCTACACCTGTAGAATTTCTTCCTCAATCTCTCGATCTTCCAGAAGATGATAATGTATTCTTTAAACCAAGTCCTGGTCCACAAGAAGCATTCCTTGCTGCTGATGAACGAGAAGTACTCTATGGTGGAGCAGCCGGAGGTGAACCTAAATCTTGGTTCTTACCGCCTCCTTTTGCCGTAAGGCATCAAAATAAATTCCGTGAACTGCTGGAATGTCCGAAAGGAAGAATCAGCATCCAAGCTTTTATTACGTGAGTAATGATTGAAGGTTCAGAGGCCATCCCGAAAGGGAGTAGCACTTAGGTGCGAAGCGCGGAACCCCTAGAAATAGGGTGAAGATATGGTCCACAGTATTAAAGAAACCGCTGTATAGCGAAGTACCAATAGCAGCTTGCTGCAGGAAGCACCTTTGGTGCGTAAGAGGTAGTCAAATGAATTATATCGTCTATAAAGCCACATCTCCAAGTGGTAGAATTTATATAGGTGTAACAAATAATTTCAAAAGAAGAATGAAAGAACACAACTCTAGTCCACACCCTTTTGGCCATGCTGTCAGAAAATATGGAAGAGAAAACTTTCATTACGAATTTGAAGAATTTGAAACATTAGAAGATGCATTAAACAGAGAAGCTGAATTAGTAACTATCAACGAAGTTAATTCTCGTAAATATTACAACACCTCTTTAGGAGGTAAACTAACTAACACTCTATCAAATAATAACCCAATGCATAATTCTGAAATACTTAAAAATCATCCGAATCTTTGGACAACTGAAAACAATCCTATGAATGACCCTGTCACAAAACAAAAAATGGTAGAGTCACAGAACAGGAAGAAAGTGTCTATTGATGGAGTGATTTACAATGGAGTAAGAGAGGCTGCAAGACAGCTAGATTCTTATAGACAATTCATAATTCATAGACTTAAATCAAATAACTTTCCAAGTTGGTACTATCTTTAATACTGTGGGTAAATCCTATGCTTTGCTGGCCGACCCTATGCGGTATTTCCATAACAAGAATTTCAATGGTCTCATAGTTCGTAGGACTACAGAAGAGCTACGTGAGCTGATCTGGAAATCTCGGGAACTGTATCAGAACTACCATGAGGATTGTAAGTGGCATGATAAGAAGTCACAATGGACATTCCCTGCTGGTGGACATCTATGGATGACCTATCTCGAAAGAGATGAGGACGTTATGCGGTATGTCGGACAGGCTTTTAATTACATAGCCTTTGACGAGTTAACTGCACACCCTACTCCATTTGCTTGGAACTTCATGAGGTCTCGTCTGAGGACAACTGATCCTGAACTTCCATTGTTTATGAGAGCTACTACTAACCCCGGAGGTCCAGGTCATGGTTGGGTAAAGAGGATGTTTATTGATCCTGCTCCACCTAATACTCCATTTCCTGCTACTGATATTGATACCAACGCTGTAATCGCTTATCCAGAAGGACATGCCAAAGAAGGACAACCTTTATTCTATCGTAGGTTTATTCCTGCTAAGTTATCTGATAATCCTTATCTGGCCAGAGACGGTCAGTACGAAGCCAACCTGTTATCTCTTCCAGAGAATCAGCGGAGACAGCTTCTAGATGGAGACTGGAACGTAGCTGACGGTGCAGCCTTCTCTGAGTTCAGGGCTTCTATCCATACCACCAAACCTTTTAACATTCCTAGCGATTGGTTAAGGTTCAGGAGTTGTGATTGGGGTTATTCTGAACGTCAGGCTACTGCTGTTCACTGGTATGCTGTTGATCCTTCTTCAGGGACTATTTATGTCTACAGAGAGTTATACGTTAACAAGCATACTGCTGTCCAAGTAGCTGATAGGATCAGGCAATTAGAGGCTGGAGAGAATATCTCTTATGGTGTTCTGGATCACAATGCTTGGGGAACTCATGGTAACATGGGGCCTACTCCTGCAGAGGAAATGATCCGTAGAGGTGTACGCTGGAGGAAGGCTGATAAAGGTCCGGGCTCTAGGATAGCTTCTAAGAACAGACTCCATGAGTTGCTGAGAGTAGATGAGTATTCTGGTAAGCCAGGGATTGTATTCTTTGACACTTGCCGACAGATCATAGCAACACTTCCAATTCTTCCAATGAGTAAAGACTCAGATGACATCGACCAGAAGTTTGCTGATGACCACGCCTATGATTCTATTCGCTATGGGATTCAATCTCGTCCAAACACTTATCACTGGGATATTACTCCTAAGTATAAATTCAACCCTTCGGATTCTATCTTTGGGTACTAACTTACATCAAAGGAAAATAGATGGCAATTATTGACGCACCTTTAGACGAAGACTTTGTACCAGAAAAAGATGAGACAAAAGTTGTCACCCTAGAAGAGGCTAAGTCTAAGGGTAAGATTGATGAAGAGAATAACTCTTTATACGGTCTGGTAAACTATGTCCAAGGTAGATTCTCTAGGGCTAAGGCTAAGAGACAATATGATGAGTCTCGCTGGCTACTGGCTTATGATAACTACAGAGGCATCTATGGTCCTAGCGTACAGTTCCGAGACACAGAGCAATCACGAGCCTTCGTAAAGATTACTAAGACTAAGGTTCTGGCTGCTACTGCTCAGATGCAGGAGATTCTATTTGCTAATAACAAATTTCCTATTGGCATAGAACCCTCTCCTGTACCTGAAGGTATTGCTGAGTCTGTACACTTTGACATGAAGTCCCCTGAAGCTCAGATGAGTCAACAGACTGGTGCTCCACCTAAAGCTCCTGTTCAATCAGCTACTATCTCTCGGGTTGAAATCCTTAAACAGACTGGTTATCTACAGAACATCTTAGAGCCAGTAAAGGATCAGCTTAAAGAGGGTCCGGGTAAAACTCCTACTTCCAGTACTTGGGAACCAGCTAAAGAAGCTGCTCATAAGATGGAAAAGAAGATCCAGGATCAACTCCTAGAGTGTTCAGCTGACAAGAGTATTCGTTCGTTTATTTTTGACATGGCTTGCTTCGGTACTGGTGTATTCAAAGGTCCGTTCTTAGTCGAGAAGGAATACGCTAAGTGGAATTCCAAGGGTGTTTACGAACCTCTTAAAAGGAATTCAGCTGAAGTCTCCTATGTGTCTATCTGGGATGCTTATCCTGATCCAGACGCTAGGAATATGGCAGAAGCAGAACATTTTATTCAACGTCACAGATTGTCTAAGTCTCAGCTAAGAGAACTTAAGAAGCGTCCTAGTTTCCGTAAGGAATCAATTGAAGACGCTATTGCTAAAGGTGCTCTATATCAACCTGAGTACTGGGAAGATCATATTCAAGATTCTGGCCAACATGAAGACATTGATCGTTATGAGGTTCTGGAATTCTGGGGTGCTATTGATCCTAAGCTAGCTGAAGATAATAACTTTCAGATCCCAGATGAGTTGGCTGATAAAGATTCAATCCAGATCAACGCTTGGGTTTGTAATGGTATTGTCATCCGTCTACTGATGAATGTCTTTACCCCTGCTCGTATCCCGTACTACATGTGCCCTTACGAGTTAAATCCTTATTCCATCTTTGGTATTGGGATTGCAGAGAATATGGAAGACACCCAGTTACTTATGAATGGTTTCATGAGGCTGGCTGTTGATAACGCTGTACGTTCTGCTAACGTGATCCTAGAGATCAATACTACTAACCTACGTCCGGGACAGGATACTACTCTTTATCCAGGTAAAGTCTTTGAGACTGAAGCAGTTCAGCCCGGAACAACTATCAACGCTGTAGAGATTCCTAACAGGTCTCAGGAAGCAATGATGCTGTTTGATAAAGCTCGACAGCTAGCAGATGAAGCAACAGGTATGCCTAGTTATTCTCATGGTATGTCTGGTGTAATGTCTGTTGGCAGGACTGCTAGTGGTATGTCCATGCTTATGGGTGCTGCTAAAGAGAACATCAAAGCAATCGTCAAGAACATTGATGACTATCTCCTAGTCCCACTAGGGAATGCTATGTTTGCTTTTAACATGCAGTTCAACTTTGATGCTGACTGTATAGGTGATCTGAAAGTAGTAGCTCGTGGAACAGAGTCCCTCATGCGAGATGAAGTACGTTCCCAGAAGCTTCTACAGTTCCTACAAGTAACAAATAACCCGAGTGATATGCCTTTCGTCAAGAGAGACTACGCTCTAAGGGAGATTGCTGCTAGTATGGACCTAGAGCCAGATAAGCTAGTCAACGATCCAAGAGAAGCTGCTGTTCAAGCTGAGTTAATCAAACAATATCGTCAGATGATGGGCATTCCCCCAGAACAAGATCCTAACGCAGGTGGCGGTCAAGGTGCTCCCGGAGTTTCCGATCCTACTGGTAACGGTGGTGGAAACATAGCTCCGGGAATGTCTCCTGAACCAGGTGCTGCAGGGTTTACTGGTGCTGGTGGAGGAAGTGCTAATGCAGCTGCTGCTCAACAGAAAGGTCCGCAATGAACAAGCAACTAGCACTTAAGATCTATAACATGTTTACTAAAGAACATATAGATCTATTGATTGCTTATGCTGATGCACAAATAGAACTTGCCCATTCACATCTGGAGAAGGCTGAGACTATTGAAGTCGTAAGAAAACATCAAGGGATTATAGCAGGGATGAATAAGCTGAAGTCTATCAGAGATGACGCTTATGGGATTCTTAAACTAGAAGGGAAGTAACATGAAAAGAGCGGTACAGAGAGTTGTACGAGGCGAGGACGGAAGGATTCGCTCTATCTATATCGATCTAGAAACTTTCCAGGAAGTTACTAACTTAGAAGGTTATCAGGTTATTACTGGTAATACGATAAGTAATCCTGAACCAGTCCCTTCAGTTGAAGAACCTAATACTGAGCCTACTGGAGAGATTCCAGAAGAGCCAGGTTATTCTTCAAGAGGTGATCGAGAGTCTAATCAATATTCCAACCCTAATGCTAATGTTACTTCTCCCAGTTCTGCTCGTCCATCTTCTAATCAAGGCGCTCCTGTAGGTCCAGTCACAAGAGCTGGTCCTGTAGGACCTGTTACTCCTGCAGATAATCTAACCAGAAATCCTTATGAAGGTCAGAGAGATTCTGCAGGTGCAGTTCCCGAAAGTACTGCTCCAGCTCAAACATCAAATGATGAAAGAACAGTAGATCGTTCTGGTGCTAGCTCTGGAAGATATTCTCAGGGAATGGCAGCTTATGAAAGATCTTATGGTCCAAAACGTCCTAGTGACCCAAATCAAGACGTTATGGACGGAGTTCGTACAGCTGTACATGAAGCTTTAGGTGAAGGGTATAGTGTTAGAGGTACTTCAGGGTTAGGTCAACATGGGGGTCCAGCCCATAGAGTTGGAACCGGACTAGATTTTGATGTCATAGGCCCAGACGGCAGAAAAGTTACTGATGCTAAGAAAATGAATGATGTCGCTCAGGCTTACGCTGCTAAGAATCCTATTTCTGGCGTAGGATTTGGTACTGGCTATATGACTGATCAACAAGGTCTCCCTGGAAGAATGCATCTGGATAATTTTCCAGGTAATGAAGATGCACCTCGTCCAGCTAACTGGGGAAAGAATCATTCTTGGACTTCAATGGACCCGTCTCTACGTGAATCTTTGGGTGCTGTTCGAGAGTCCGGGGTATGGACTCCTTATGATAATGCTCCGACGCCAACATCTGCACCAAGACAATCACAGACTGCTACAGGATTCGTATCTCAAGATGAGAGGGTTCAAGACGGAACTCCTACAAGTGCTCCTAGTATCTATGATGCACAGCAAGAACAAATCTCAGGATTTGGTGGAACTGATGTAACTGGTGGAAGTATTTTTGATTCTATTGGGCCGACTACGGCTAATACTCCTGCAGCTCTAGCAGCTCAGGGTGTAAGAACAAGAACTCCTGCAGAGAAAACTGCTATTGCTAAAACCTTAGCGGGAGAAATGGATCGTAATACACTAGACGCTCTAGCAGCTGGTGAACAGTGGGCTCAACAAGAGTTCGCTAACATGGTTACTACAATCGAGAACAGATCCACATCCAAGATGTTTAGTACTCTAGGTGAGGCTCTGAATCCTACTCACTACAACTCTCTAATGGCTAGTAACTTGGTGACTACTGAAGACAACTATCAGAAGTACAAAGGTTTTATTGATCCTGCTCTTGACAGTTTCTATGCCGGTGGTTTGATTCCTACTTCATGGGATTATACCAGTTACTTCAACCCTGATCTGGTTAGTCCTAAATGGGCTACAGACCTAAGAGAGCCAGAACAAGTTGGTGCTCATATTTTTGGCTCACTACCGGAATATTCCGCTAATACAGCTTACAGGTCATCTTACGCTCTGAACTCTAATCCACGTCCTGATAATCCTGCTCCTGGTACTGATACAGACACCGGACTAGGTGGAATGATGGGAGGTAATACTCCCGGTGGTCGTAGGGATTCAGGTTCTGGAGGCTCTGGAGGTTATCAGTCTCGTGGGATTGCTAATAGTGTCGGAGGTACTAGTAGTATAGATAACTCTCCTGATGATAGGGATTCAGGATATTCAGGATCAGCTAACGGTGGTCGATCTTCAGGTTCATCTGGCGGATTTGCTGGAAATTCAGGAGGCACACCAGGTTCAAGTCCAGGAGGTGGATGGTCAAGTCAATCTAGTGGAGGAAGTAAATCTACTTCTTCTGGTTCTAAAAGTAGTGGCACTCCAGGATCAAGTCCAGGTGGTGGTTGGGGCAGTCAAGGGAAAAGTACTCAGAGTGCCCATGCTGCTGAACGTGAACGTGATGACAGTCTATAAGGTGATAGAATGACACAAGAAGTTAACACTAAACCAGTAGGCGGATTTGCTGCAATTCAACCCTCTAGGCCCGGTGGTCAATACGCTATTAAACGAGTTATCATCGGACCTGACGGAAGACCTAGAGTAGTGACTGTAGACGCTCGCACAGGCCAACAGTTAGAGAATACTAATGGTTATACTGTAGCTGAGAACAATACAGTCTGGCAACCTCCACAACAGGAACAGGCACAACCTCAGACTCCTACAGTAGCTGATACAGTTATCCAGAAGAGTCTTCCAGAACCTCCACCAGATCCTAAAAGAATAAATGAAGGTGGAAGAGACACTGCTCCTGCTGAGCTAGGTCAAGGAAGATCACCTGCTAATGCTTTTGGTTACATTGATAAACCAGGAATTGTTAAAGCGGCTTCATTCGCTCCGGGTATGATTGGTATGGCCGGTAAAGCTATCAATGCAGGGATTAACATAAACAATACATTTGCTGCCGATGCTGCCAGAGACATGATGGATGTTCCTCAGATGTCTGCTTTTGAGAAAGCACTCGGAGCATTTAGAGATAACCAAGGGCAAGTAGGTGATTACCAAGTAGGTGACGAAACTTACTCCGTAGGAATGGAAGCTCTTAATCCTAAGACTGGTGTTACTAACCTGACACCTGACGAGGCAGCTAAACGAGCTTTCGCTAACAAGGTTACTTTGACTCCAAGTACTAAGCAACAAGTCAAAGAACATAAACAGGAAAACGAATCATTAAAAGGTAATAGATTCCAAGGTCTCATAGATAAGACCAAATCTTTTATCGATGATCTGTTTAACGACACTCCGAGTTATGGAAAGAAGGAATCTTCTACTTCCAGCGGAGGATTTACTAATTATCAAAATACTCATTCTGATCACGATGGTAACTTGTCTGGCTTTGGGGGAGTTGATTCCTTCGGTGGTCCAGATGGGGGCGATCCTGCTTCAGATGATAGACTATAAGATCTAACAGTTTTAATTCAACAGCGGCCAACCCTACCCCTCAATTCCGAGGCACACTAGGCCCCTAAAGGAGAATGCAATGATTTCAGAAAATAGATACAGGAATGTAGAACGTGAAGAGCGTGAAGCAAAAGAACTGGAAGCTCTAAGGGCTCAGGCTACTGCTAACGTTGCACCAGAGACTCAACTTCAGAACGATACCGGTGATGAGAATCTCTCTTCTGAAGAGAAGACATTCAAGAAGCGTTATGGTGATCTTCGTAAGTTCCTCCAACAGAAAGAGGAAGCCTACAAGCGAGAACTCACAGAACTTAAGACACAACTCAACAGTACAAAGAAAGTAGAATTTCCTACTACTGATGACGATCTAAGTGAATGGGCTCAGACGTATCCTGATATTTATAACCGTATTGTCACTATTGCTATGAAAGAGTCCTCAAAGAGTACTCAGCATTTTGACGAAAAACTAAAGGCTCTTGAAGAGCGAGAGAAGACTCTTGTAAAGCGTGAAGCCTATAAGCAACTTCTTAGTTATCATCCTGATTTCGAAGAAATTGTTAACCACTCAGAATTTAAGGATTGGGTTGAAACTCAGCCACAGTACATCTATGACGCTCTGTACGTAAATGAGACAGACGCAGGTGCGGCCAAGAGGGCAATCGATCTTTATAAACTAGACGCTGGTATGTTCACTAAGCCTACCAAAGGTGCTGATGTCACCCGCAATGATGCGGCCCGTCAGGTACGAACACCAGCCTCAGATGCTCCTAATGAACACAAGATGAAGTTCACAGAGTCATCTGTGTCTAAAATGAAACAAGCAGACTACGAGAAGCACAAGGCAGAAATCTACGAGGCGATGAAACGCCCAGAGTTCTTTGATCTTGAAGCTGCTCGTATGTAAGACAACCTATATAAGTAGCCTTCTGTGAGATTGATCCCTTACAGAACAACCTATGGTATATAGCCTCTTATATTTGTCTCTCACAACTCAAACCCAGAAACAAATATAAAGGAATAAACAATGGCATTTTCAATTGCAAATAACTACAACAACCTACCAGGTGGTGTGTGGTCTCCCGTAATCTTTTCGAAGAATATGCAGGAGCGCTATCGCAAGAAGTCTGTGGTTGCTGATATTACTAACTCTCAGTACTTTGGTGAAATCAAGGGTTTTGGCGACACAGTTCGCATTATGCTTGAGCCAGAGATTACTGTAAAACCCTATGTTCGTGGTCTTTCGCTAGAAACTCAGGCTCTGAGTGATGAGGACTTCCAGCTAGTTATCGATCAGGCAAACTATTTCCAGTTTGGTCTTGACGACATCGAAGCTGAGCTTACTCATATCGAATGGCTAGACAAGGCTTCGGATCGTGCAGGCTACAAGATGGCCGACGAGATGGACATGAACGTACTAGGTTATCTTGCTGGTTTTGCGTATAACCGTGACACTGGTGTATGGGCTGCTCGTTCTACCTTCCCAGGTACTAAGGCTAACTCACTCGCTGGTTCAAACGAGCTACTTTCCGGCAACCAGCTAAACCGTCTCTCATTCGTTGCTGGTGGTTCTGCTTCAGATTCACTCGCAGTCGGTGTAAGTGGTACTTATGACATTACTCCACTCCAGCTCCTGAACCGTATGAAGTATCGTCTCGATATTCAGAACGTTCCTAAGGAAGGCCGTTGGGTTGTAATCGATCCTAAGTTCGAAGAGCTACTCCTAGACGAAAACTCCAAGTTCATCAACAACGACTATGCTGCTAATCAGAACGCTGGTGGCAAGCTAGAAAATGGTCGTGTAAGTGGTGGACTGATTCGTGGCTTCCGTGTTTACGTTTCTAACAACCTTCCTTCTATCGGTACTGGTCCAGCTACAGCTGATACTAACGGTTCAAGCTCGAACTATGGTATTATCGTTGCCGGTCAGGACGCTGCTGTAGCAACTGCTTCACAGATTGATAAGGTCGAGCGTTTCCGCAATCCAACATCATTCGGTGAAATCGTACGTGGTCTAAACCTCTATGGTCGTAAGATCCTTCGTCCTGAAGGTCTTATCAACGCCATGTGGAATAGCAACGTAGGTTAATAGATAAAGAAAAGGAAAATAAAACATGGCTGCTATTTCTGGTCTCGTTAAGTCTGGAACAGGTCTCCCTTCAACTTGGACTGCAGGTGCTGCAGGTTCACATTATGTTGAGGTCATTGTTGACCTAGCAGATGCAGTAACCTCTAAGGGTTCTGCACTTGCTCAGGGTGATACTATTCAGGCTATTGCTGTTCCTGCAGGTTCGCAGGTACTCTTTGCTGGTTTCCAGGTTGTAACTGCAATGACCGGCACTTCAACAGATACTACTATTGACTTCGGTGTCACTGGTGGTGATGTTGACTGTTGGGTAGATGGTTTTGATCTGGACGGTGCTGCTGCTGGTGCTTATGCTCCTGCCGCTACTGCCGCTATTACTCCAGCTCAGACATTCTTCTCAGCTGCTGATACACTCGATCTTCTAATTGCAACTCAGACTAACACTATCACTGGTGGTAAACTCCGAGTCTTCGCTCACATTCTGGACTGCTCGTCTAAGGATGCAGAGGTAGGTATTGCTCTAGTAGGTTCTTAATCAATTGAGCCCCCTTGAGAGTTAAACCTTAAGGGGGCTCTTTTTTCAAGAGGATTAAACATGTCAAATCTACTTACTTTAGCAGACTCAATCAACAATGCCATTAATACTGGCAAAGAAGCTACTTTCACTTACAACGGTACTCTCTATACCCTATCACCTGTTGGCCTACTTAGTTTCATAGCAGCTGAAAATACTGCTCTTAATGGTCTTGGTGCTACAGCAGCTGAAATTAATAAAGCCGCAGATGTTTCTAGTTTTGTCTTAGAACTGACTACTTCTGCAGAAGTAAGTCATGCAGTACGAGTTCTTGAACTTAACCATATTTCAAAGGTTATCGCAGCTACTTATACAGTCGTACCTAATACTCTGTTTATCGTAAAAGATACTTCAGCTTCTGGTACTGCTGCTCACACCCTAACACTTACTGATGGTACTTTCAACGGCACTAATACTGTAGCTACTCTCAACGCCAGAGATGAAGCTCTCGTAGTATGGTTTGATTCCGCTGGTCGTGGAAGTATTATCGTTAACCTTGGCGCAGTAGGACTATCATAATGGCTGACGTAACAGTAAGAACTTATGGAACTGCAACTCATAGTACAGTAGGTGATGCTGCTGCTAGTACGACTATTCTTGCAGCTAACTCTGCCAGACGTGGTGCTAGTATCATCAATACTTCAAGTGCTATTCTTTATCTAGATATGTCTGGCGGAACAGCTACTGCTACTACTCGTCATCATGTCCAGCTAGTTCAGGGTGCTTATTTTGAAGTACCTTTTGGCTATACTGGATTGATTACTGGTATTTGGGCTTCTGATGCTGGCGGCTCTGCTAACGTGGTGGAGTACACCTAATGCTTCGACGCCCTACTCTTCAAGGAAGAAACAACTTTTTAACTCCCGCTATAGTAGGGCCTATAGGACCAGAATCATGGAACCCTCTTAACCTTGGAAGTGCTTTACTTGCTTGGTGGGATTCTAGTCGAGGTGTGACTCTTGCTACAGCCAACGTTACATCATGGATTGATCGTAAAGGGGGTTATGATTTAGTTCAGGGAACTGCTGCGGCCCAGCCTCTATGGTCTGCTACTAGCTTTAATGGCTCTCCTGGAATTACTTTCGATGGAACAGACGATGAACTAACACTAGCTTCTCAGCCTTTCCCTTCCACCTCAGCAACAGTTGAACTTTACGCTGTAGCCCAACAGGATGCTCTTGCAGCAGACACTACAACTAGGCATGTCTTTGGTTATGGTGGTACTGCTGGTGCATCTAGGCGAGCGTTAATCCGCAGAGTTGCTACTGGCGTAAATCGTGGCGCTACAGAAATTGGTGATGGTGCTAGTGGAATTATAACTACCGAAACAACCATCGATCTTTCTACCAGACATCTACAATACGCTATAATCAATGCGACTACTACTTCAGTTTACGTTGACAACAGTTCTGCTACTCAGACTAGCACTGTACCGTCTACAGGAACTTCTCGGGCAAGGGCAGGTGCAAACACTGCAAACACTGCTGGTGGTTTCTGGAATGGCAAGATTAGAGACATCATCGTTACTTCTGGGTTGACTACAGAACAAAGAACTGCTCTAAAGACTTTTTTACTTAACAGGAGAAACCTGTAAATGTCAGATTTCGTTAATCGCTGTAAATTCTATGCTGCGTCTACAGGTACTGGTAACTTTGTAGCTGAATCTGCAGTTCAGGGTTACAGACTCCCTGATGATTCTGACGCAGTAGACACTAATACTTACTCTTACGTAGCTGAGACTCTTGATGGACTAGAATGGGAGATTGGTACAGGAGTTTATACAACCTCTGATAATACCATTGTCCGAAATGTTCTAAGCTCATCTAACTCTGACGCTTTGGTTAACTTTAGTACTCCACCAGTAGTAGCATTTACTATTCTTGCTGAGGATCTCACAGATATAGACAATAATAAAACTTTAACTGTGTCTAGTAGAACTGTTCTTAAGAATATAGATCCTAATGAATATTCTACAGTCTATTTAACTGAACCTTCTCGAAGAGGTGTTTGGAATTATGTATTAGGTGATTATTCCGGTCAAGTTTCAGGAGATACTAATGAAGGTGCCTATTTAGCAGCTAATTCTGTTTCAAGTTCTGTTGGAGCTTGGGTTCGAGAAAACACTTCTAAAATTGCTTCGGGAACAAACGGCATAGGTGTGTCATTAAACGAAGGTGCATCATAAAGGAGACAACATGACAATCAAATCAGATACTATGAATACTTTCCACACTTATTTTCTCAATGAGATGTCGAAGAAAGTTCTTCCTAACAAATCGAAGTACACTCCAACATTCCAGGGTTATATCACTGATCTAGTTAAGCTGGCTAATACTAATACTTCAACAGATCTAGAGGCGGTAACGAATGCTAAATCAATGCTGGCAATCTATCAGAAAATCGTTAATTACTGCTATGGTAGGACTCTCTCTACACTTCTCCGAGATCTCCTTAGTGCAGTCCAGACTATTAAAACCCGTACCGCAACTGTTATCTAAAGGCTCTTGATATGTTTGGGATGAGCGTCTTAGGAACGATGCCTCTTGGCGCTCTTCCTATTCTCTTAAGTAAAACCTTAAGAGTTAGGAGGTCTCCAAGCTATATAACAGTCCTTCAAGATATTACAACACTATACCAAAGCAGCACTACTTCTACTGGTAACTTATTTGATAGTACCACTGGTGGAACCGATCCGATCTTTCAGGAGACTATAAACGATGGCTGAAACTGAAGTTTCACTAACCGGAGGTTATGATGGCTAATACTAGCTTTCTAGAACTTACTAATAAACTCTTAAGGATGCTGAATGAAGTAGAGATCCAGTCTTCAGAGTTCGCTACAGTCCGAGGAAAGCCAGCAGCTGCTAAAGATGCTGTTAGATATGCTATCAAGGATATTAATTCCCAACAGCATCACTGGCCTTTTAATGCTGCAGAACACGAGATTGTGTTGACAGTAGGACAAGAAGAATATCCTTGGCCTGAGAACTTTAAAGTACCTGATTGGAACTCTTTCCAGATTCAAAAAGATGATACTCTGAATATTCAATCTAGTACTCTTCGTGCGATTACTCGTGACGAATGGTATAAGCATTTTCGAGATGGAGACTACGATGCTGAGACAGACGGAACAGAAATGCCAAAGTTTGTCTTTGAAGCTCATGGTCGAGGTTTTGGATTAAGCCCTTCGCCTGATCAAGCATACACCTTGAAGTACAGGTACTATCTGTTTCCTACAGAGATGGAACTAAGCACTGATACTTGCAGAATCCCTACAGAATGGGATCATGTTATTGTCCAAGGTGGCATGTACTACATGTTTATGTACGACGATAATGATGAACGAGCTGCAGTGACCAATAAGAAGTTCCTGACGTCTCTGGCTAAGATGCGAAGCATTCTGATCAACAACTATCTGTATATGGCAGACACAAGAGTCAACTTTGGTGGCGGATTAACCAACTCTCCGAACTACAGAGATCCTAGGTATGTATAAAGGAATGAACAATGCCTGATAGAATCCAAGCAGCTAAAGTATTATGTCAGGGTGGACTGAACAAGAATGATAACAGCTTTCTACTTTCTGCTGTGTCTCCTGGGTCTGGTGCTAGTCTGATTAATTACGAGACTAATCAATCAGGTGGTTATCGAAGGATTAATGGTTACTCTAAGTTGAGTGCTTCATTCGCTGAGGTAACTTCTGCTGGTGATCCTGCTGAAGGTAAAGTCCTTGGTATTTGGGTGTTCTATAACAACACGTCAGAAGAGTACGAATATATAGCTGCCAGGAAGTTAACATCAGGCAACACTTATAAATTCTATCTTTACAATGCTTCTACTGGTTGGTCAGCTTTTAGTACTGGTATGACTCATGTGTACTCTACTGATATTTACAGAGTTCGAGGATTGAGTTTTAACTTTGGTATTGGTAACCATATGGTGTTTGTCGATGGAGTTAACAAAGCAGTAATCTACAACGGTACGAACTGGTACGCACTAGATTCTACTAATACTGGTGGTACAGGTGATCCTGGTGGTGATCAGGTTGTAGATGATCCAATTGTCGTAGCCGTATTCAAACAGTCTCTATTCCTAGCCCGAGGGGCTATTATCTCTTACTCAGCTCCAACAGATCCTTTTACTTGGACAGCTGCTGCAGGTGGTGGTCAACAGATTTTTGAAGAAGAAGTCGTAAACATTAAACCTTTCCGAGACAGACTATTCGTTTGGGGCTCAGGGAAGATCGGTGAGATTGAAGGGTTTGTTGATTCCAGTGGAAATAATTCAGGATTTCTATTTAATGCTGTTACTGGTAACCTTGGGTGCATATCCAGAGATAGCCTTATTGAGGTAGGTGGAAACCTGCTATTTATGGCTCCTGATGGCATCCATCCTATTGCTGGTACTCAGAGAAATGATGACATCGAACTTTCACTTCTGTCAGAGAACATTCAAAGCATTATGGATAACATCATCGACAGTTATCAAATGGATGAAATTGTAGCTATTAACATCCAGTCCAAAACACAGTTCAGATTGTTTATATCCGATGCTAGCGATACTGTTTCAGAATCCTATGGTATCCTTGGATGCCTAAGAGTGAATGGGACTGATGGTCCTATCTGGGAGTTCTTTGAACTACTGGGTATACGAGCTAACTGCGTATGGAGTGGGATTGTTGCTGGGCAGGAAGTTATTCTTCATGGAGACTACAACGGATTAGTCTACGTCCAAGAGTCTACAAACTCTTTCGATGGTGCTAACATCATGGCTGTGTATACAACTCCTTATCTGGACTTCGGTGACACAGAGATTCGTAAAACTTTCCGTAAATGGAATACTTTCATCAAACCTGAAGGATCTGCAACTCTTGATATGGCAGTCCGATATGATTGGGGTTCTTCTTATGTTCTTAATCCTAGAGATTATACTGATATTATTATTGCTAATGCTCCAAAATACGGCAATGATTTCGAATATGATGATGGTTCGGTATATGGTGGCGCAAGAATTAACAGGTTTACTCAGAATGTTGAGGGGTCAGGGTATAGTATTCAGATCTCTTACGTGAGTGATGGAGTCTTCTCTCCGTATACTATTCAAGGCTTTGTGCCAGAATTCACAACTAAAGGTAGGAACTAAAATGCATCAAACAAGTTTGACCGGAGGCCAGCTAAGGCTGGTGCGATAATAAAATGACAGGTTATGTAAGACAATCCTCTGCTAGTATTGTGACTGGTGAAGACATTCTAGCAGCTCCTTTAAACTCAGAATTCAACAGGCTGGAATCAGCTTTCAATGGTACTACTGGCCATTTACATACTGGTGGCGTAGGTGATGGTCCACTGATTAATCTTAGTGGTGTGAGTATCGGTATTACTGGTATTCTAGGAGCTACCAATGGTGGTGGAGGTGGAGCAACCTATCTTGCCAGTTTTGATAATTTAAAACAAGCAGCCACTGCAATCTATGCTGGTGTTGTAGAATTAGCAACTGATGCTGAAACACAGACAGGGACGGATACTGCAAGAGCAGTCACTCCCGCCAACATTACAGCAAAAGAAGCTACTACAGCCCAGTACCGAGCGAATACTGCTGACAGGATTCTAACAACTGATCAGGTATGGGCTGGAGCTGACTTTGTGGCTCTTAGTGATGCTGCTACAGTAACAGTTGATTTTAGTACTAGTTGGAACTTTAGTTTAGCCCTAGGTGGCAACAGGACTCTTGGAAATCCAAGTAATACTAAGAACGGTCAGTGTGGATGTATTTCGGTAACTGCTTCTAGCTCTACTAGAACACTCGATCTAGGTGCTAACTGGAAGCCAGTAATCGGTCTAGAAGCTGCTCCTTACAGCATTACAACTTCTGAAACTCTTGAGATCTTTTACATCGTACGATCTAGCTCAGCGATTGTTATTACCTCTGTTACTAGGAGAACATAATGATCCCAGGAACTATTCCAGCAGGGAACTTCGTAAACACTTTTAGTACTCGAACAGTCTCTTATCTAGGTACTGATTACATTGATGGAGAAGAAGACAGTTCTTTTACCTTTACTGGAAACTCATTAGGTACTCCTGCTGCAGATCGTTGGATTATCGTAGGTATTCATGTCTTAAACAACGAAGATCCTGCTTATGATAGCACAACAACAATCACTTCCTGTACAGTAAACGGTTACATTGCTCCTATTGTCATTCAGACTAATTATCAGACTGGTGGAGGAGATTCAGGTATTTGTGGTATTGCTGTAGCTTACTGTCCTGTAGGGTCTACAGGTGATGTTGTAGTCAATACTAACGGTGCTTCAGATTCTATGGGAATCAGTCTTTGGGAAGCCAATGGACTAGCCAGGTTTGCTCCTTATGACAGTGACGTAGATACTGCTGGTGCTCTTAGTTTAACCCTTGATACCCTTGCTGATGGTTTTATCATTGGTATTGCAATGGCTGAGGGAACCTCTTCTCCTTCCACATGGACTAATGCAACAGAACGATATGACAACGCTGATGTGGCTGCAACTGGCTTAGATACTGCAACTCATAAATGGACTGGAGCAGACACTACGACTGCTGGTTCGCCAATTACTGTATCTACAAGTGCTGCTTCAGGCAGTGACTCTGCGATGATGCTAGCCTGCTCTTTTTAGAAAGGTATGATATGGCAAGGAATGTAAATGCCGAAGGGCTTAAAATTATAAAGCAGTGGGAAGGACTTAAACTCACAGCTTACAAAGATGGTGGCGGTGTGTGGACTATTGGTTATGGTCATACTTCAGCTGCTGGTGCTCCGATTGTTAAGCAGGGTATGAAGATCACAAACGAAGAAGCAGAAAGAATTCTTAGGAATGATCTGGATAAATTCGAAGCTGATGTTGTCCGTCTAGTCAAAGTTCCACTTAATGATAATCAATTTGCTGCTCTGGTATCATTTCATTTTAATACTGGTGCTTTAGGCAAGAGTACTCTTCTTAAAAAGTTGAATAAAGGTGATTACAAGTCAGTTCCTTCTGAACTCATGAAGTGGGTAAACGATAATGGTAAGAGGGTTCAAGGGCTTGTTAATCGGCGTTCTGCTGAAGTCGGACTTTGGGCTAAGGGTTCTTTTGTTAGTTCTAATACTCAACATGCGACACCAGCAAAGAAAGAAGTCTTAACCAAAGAGAATATTACTTGGGGGACTACTCTTATTAGTGCTCTAGGGCTGTCTCAAGTTTCTGGTCCTGTAGCATGGGCATTAGCTGGGGTTATTGTCATCGCTGTAGGCGTAGGTGTTTACCTATTCATCAAGTCGCAGAAAGAAGGTTAAATGATCAAGCTCCTTACGATGTTAGTATCAGCCGGTCTTGGAGATTGGATTGATAAACTGGCTGATGTGTATAAACGTAAAGCAGAACTAGAAGTTGACAAAGAAAAACTTCGTTCAGAATTAACAGCAGAATACCTTAAACAGATCGTAGAAGATGGCAAAATAATGGCTGATCTTCAGAAGACTAAAATGGGATTTCCATTCTTTTGGGTTCTTGTTGGGTTGTTTACTATCCCACTAGGGCTATGGTGGACTGCTGTAATTCTCGACTCAATCTTTAGTTTCCAAGCAGATGTTGCAAATCTCCCTACTCCTGAAATGAGACAATGGGCCGGAGACATGATCAAATGGATTTTCTACGTTGGGTCAGGTGTCATTGGTTTTAAGGCTTTAACAGGGAGATAAGTATGGATGAAGCACCTAAAGACTACGAACAAGATGAGATCATTACTGTAAAACTCTCTCATAAAGAATTTGAAATTGTTCGAAAAATTATAGCTCGTGAACAAGCTGCTGGTTGGTTTGATGGTTGGATTAAGAACCATTGGATATGGATAATCGGTGGTGGAGTTCTTACCTTTATGTATATAGGTGATCAGATCAAATCTCTGTTTAATGGAACCCCATAATCATGAACTACGTTCACAAGAAACCCGAAGGGTTTAAATAATGGCATCACAACAAGAAATTCAGAGTGCATTTACTGCTGCTGGCAGAGCTGGCGGTAACGTAGACTACGCTATGTATGCCGATCAAAACTGGACACCTGATAAGGTAGCTGCGGATATTACTCGGAGATTTGGTGCCTCTACGGCTACGCCTACTACACCAACAACCCCAACGACTCCGACAACTCCTACTACACCAGTTGATCCCAATGCTCCACCACAGGTAGTTCCTGGGACTCCTATTCCTGGTTCTCAACAGATTAACGTTGGTGATCTAAGTGGTCAAGCAATTCTTGATCCTGGTGTACTGATCAGACAGGATGATCCTAATACTCCAGAAAATGAGAGTATGCGAAATGTTGATCATCTACAGTCCGTTGATCCTAATGCTCCGGGGACAATGCTTGACCCTAACAATCCTAACTATCAGTTAGATCCTAGGGGGAACGTAGCACCACTAGCTACTACTGCAGAACAGCAAGGACAAGCTACTACTGTTGATAATATCAATAAGGCTCCTGTAGCTAGCTATACTGCTAAGACTACTATCAAGGATGTCGAAAAGAAGGGTATGATGAGTGGTGCCAAGGGTACTGTTTCTCAACAGGCTCAGATCACCAATACTCCACAGATTGATATTGCTGGTGCTGCTGCAAGACTAGGACTGGATGACTATGCTCACTTAGAGATCAAGGATGTAGAAAAGGAAGCGACTCTTAAGGGTCAGCTAGAGATTCTACAGAAAGATTTCACAGGAGCTAATGGTGAACCTGTAATTCCTATGTGGGCTGCTGGTGCTGCTAGGAGTGTATCCAGGATTGCTGCCTTTAAAGGTATGACTGGTACAGCTGCTACTGCTGCTATGGCTCAGGCGATTATGGAAGCTAGTATTCCTGTTGCTCAGCAAGATGCTCAGTTCTTTCAGACCCTCACCCTTCAGAATCTCAGCAATAAACAACAGTCCATCCTTAACAAGACTCAGATCTTAGCGAAGTTTGAATTAGCTAACCTTGATAATCGAATGGCTGCAGCTGTTACTAACGCTCAGTCTTTCTTACAGATGGATCTAGCTAACTTAAACAACGAACAGCAAGCTAGGATGATTAACTCTCAGGCTATTGTTCAGAGCATTCTAGAAGATGCTAAGGCTGTTAATACCCAGAGGATGTTTACTGCTGATAGCACTAACAAACAGAATCAGTTCTATGATAATCTGAATGCCTCGATTTCTATGTTTACTGCTGCTCAACAGAACCAAATGGAGCAGTTTAATATCGGTGAACGTAACAACATGGCTCAGTTTAATGTTGGCGAATTCAACGCTATGTCTCGGTTTAACTCTGAGATGGAAAACAACAGAGAGCAGTTCTATCGTAAGATGCAGTTTGAAGTAGATACGGCTAATGCTAACTGGAGACAGAGTATTACTCTCCAAGAACATGCTCAACAGTTCGAAGCAGCTTCCCGAGATGTTCAGAACCTTGTAGATATTTCTAAAGAAGAGATGAACAATCAGTGGGATCGTTATGACTCAATGCTGGACTATCTGTTTACAGCTACTGAGAATGATCTTGAAAGAAAGAACAAACTGATGATCGAAAGATTCCGAGCTGATGCAGCCGAACAAGCAGCTGATGCTGAAGGAACAGGCCGGTTGTATAACGCTATATTACAATTGGGCTTAGATGAAATTGGTGATATTGATTTATCAAGGTTCTTACCATAAGGAATTAAGATGACAAGAGAAGAATTCGTACGTAAAGCGATCAAGGCTTATTTCGAAGGACTGACTCCTGATGAGTTAAAAAGCGTTTCTTCCAAGAGAATGAAATATACTAAAAAGTATTTCGATTCTATGGGAGAAGAATTTGGTATAGAGCCTCCGTATAAAAAAGAAGCTGTTGAATTAAAGGGTAAAAAGAATGCCACTCGATAAATCTAGTTTCTTTGAAGCTCCTATTCCAGGTGCAAACTATACATCAGATACTAAGAACTACGCTTGGCATCGTCCTCCAGAAATTAACGATTATGATGAAGCTGTTGAATGGGCATGGAAGAAACTGACAGAAGAGGAATCTTATGTCTCTCTTCTTACAGCCTTTTCAATGGGCGTTACTCTAGTCCAAGCAGCTGATATGTTTACTCTAGCAGGTGTCGGTAAGGGGAAGTGGTCTGTAGACTTTGCAGTTCTTCTTGCTGGCCCTGTTGCTCATATGATGTATCTTATAGCCAAAGGTTATGGGGTAGATGTTGAGCTAGGGATCGATAAGAAGAAGAAATACAAGACTAAATCATTCTTCAAGGCTCTTGGAGAAGAGGCTGAAATCGATCAACAGAAAGCTAAATCAGTAATCGATAGCATTGATGAAGTTAAAATCCAAGAAGCTGCTGGTAGACTAGAGCCTGAACAGGTTGGTGGATTTGCTGGCATGAAAGCACAAAAGGAAGAAATCTAACTATGATCGAAGATCACAAGAGAATCGGAGATTCTTGACATGGGTTTTATGGCAGGATTTGGAAATGCTTTCGCGGACTCTATGGAGAACCGTAGGAAAGAAGAAGCCAGCAAGCGTGATGATCTGTTTAAGCTGAAATTTCAACAGCTTCTGGACAACAAGGATAAGATTGAAGCCCGAGACAAAGAAGTTGCCAAGAATACTAAGTTGGCTAAGTCTTATATCCAGTCTACGGGTGCTGACCCTAAAGCTATTGGTCAGGTCTTTGAATGGGTTGATGCTGGTCTAGACGCTAAGACTATTGAACGTAACCTTCTTACTGGTAAGATTAATATCAAAGAATCTGCATC